GAATTCCATTTGTCCCTACTCCTTTAGGTTGGGTGGGGGATAGAGATTTAGCGTAGTCATCAAAGCTCTGACCAGTCCTAAAATCGTTACTGGCCGCTTTTATAGTCTTTTCTCCATTGACAAGAGCTTGGGTGACTCTGTTGTTTCCACTATATAAAGTAAATGATCCATCTGGGTTTTGCGATACTCCAATCGGAGATGTTATTTTTCTACCAGCAACTATTGGGTCTTCTAATCTGCCTATTAAGTCATTTGCCTCTTTTGGGGTGAGTTTTCTGCCACTTTTTAATGCTTCGTCTAGCTCGGTGTAGTCAGTTCCAGAAATTCTGTTTAGCGGTATATCTTGAACCCTTGCCTTATCCGACACTCCGGCATCATTAGCAAACTTCTTGGGGTCTATTGCTCCCACTCCTTTAGGTTGGGTGGGGAGTCCTTCTTGTAGAAACCTGTTTATTTTTCCATAATCCTTAACCTCTTTTACGGTGGGTGTTCTCCCCAGACTTTGTTCTAGGTAATTGGCATAACCATCTTCGGCATGTACTCCATAGGGTGTTTCCTTGAATCCACTAAGCCATTCCTTAAGGGTTTTGACTTCCCCTACTCCTTTAAACTCCCCAGCTTTAATCTCCACTGTCCCATCCGTCACTTTAATTGCCACATCCACCCCCTGTTGTTTTGCCTCTATGGCAGTCTTTATCAACTGTTTCCCGACTGGAGTTCCTTCGAGTTCCGTTGTGGCGACTTTGGCGATAGTTTCTTCTGGAGTTAAAGTACCGCTACTCAAAAGTTTGGTTTCAGCGGTTTCTACCGCAGTGGGTTTCTTTTTGAGGTTATCGACAATTTGAGTTAGATAGTCATATATCTTTCCACCGCCCTTTTCTCCGGTTTTCCTGTAGTTGGCTATAATCTTGTCAAGTAATCCAGTTCTTCTTGCTTCATTAAATTGCCTGATCTTCTCTGGATCGGTCAGTCTACCTGCGGTTATTTCTTTTATATCCTTGAAAGTTAGCGGGCTGGTCTTGAATCTGTTGGCAACCGCGGATAATTGTTTAACGGCAAACTTGGTCACTTTGTCTTGAGCCCTAACAAAAGCCGGGGTATTTTCTAAAGTAGCACCCAATGTTTTTGATAGTTGACCAAATTGTTTATTAATTCCGGCCCCTTGGTAGGCAACAATGTCTTTAACGAAATCGTGGGCAAATACGCCAATCTTTTCCTCTATGGTTTGGGGAGAGTAAGTTACTTTTTCCCCTTGCGCCTTTTTAGATTCAGTGGAAAATTGTTTGACAAATCCCTGGGCAATTCCCAATATCGGGGTTATTGGTCGTTCTCCTGGCCTTGGTTTTGCTGATTCCCCCGCCACTTTTTCTTCCTCTAACCCCACTATCTTCGGGGCCTTTAGCTTATCTGGTGATATGTCTATTTTGGGCGGAGTTATTTGTGCCGACTTCTCAAAAAGAATAGAAGTCAGCTTACCGATTATCGGGGCAGTGGCTTTGACGATATAGCTTTTGGCCTGACTGATTTTAGACGGAGAAGCGACGGGTTCTGGTTCGGGAGCAACTGGTTGTCTTTGAAGAATGGGTTTACCTATTGGGACAAACGGTTGAATGATCCTACCCCCAGTCCTTGTTGGTGTGGTTTGAGATTGTGAATTGATAGGCGGAATTATCATACATACTACTGTTCAGATTCAAATCCTGGCGTGTCAACATAAATTCCACGCTTAATTTGATCCAAAGATTCTTTTGCTGGCCCGGCAGCGGTATAACTATTATAAAGTCGGTACAATTCTTCTATCGTCAACCCCCCAGCTATTCCATAATGTCCGATTAAATCTTTCAGCGTTACCCCCCTTTGAACATCTCCAATAGCGTTTTGTTGGGTTTGTTGCTCGTCTGATACTCTCTGGTCAACAACCGACGCGGCTTTGGGTTTACTCACTGCGATCTGTTGCTTATTTATGATCTCCCCCGTGTTTGAGTTGATAACCGCGAATCCCTGATTCTCGCCATCATCATAAGACACTATTTGCGTCTGGATGTCCTTCTGTTTTTTGGCATTAACGGCGGACTGGATCATGGCACTGCTTACGCCCGTAGCCCTGGTAATGTTAGCGATATCCTCACCAGAGGCATTCTCCAAAGCGCCAGCCGAAAGCAAAGAGGTGAATTGGTCGAAAGCCGTTTTGGCGACTTGGGAATTAATATCAAACTGTTTAGTTTGTAAGTTAAGTTGGGTTTCGATATCGGCTTTCCTCATAGCGATATTGTTTTGTAAAGCCAGTTTGTCAGCGCCAAACTTCTGGTCTAGTTTACTAATCCTTCCCGTCATGGTTGCTTCAGATAAATATGGGTTGTCTTTGATCTTGGCAACCTGCTCGTTGTAAGCCATTGTTTTGGCCGACAAATCAGCTTCTATGTCTCTTACGCCCGAACTTGCGTACAGTCCCTCATACAATTGGGGCAGGTTTATTGCTTCAGGGGCGGTGAATCCTACACCAGCTCCGCTTGTCCCTCCTGGTACCGCACTTCCTGGAGTCAGTTGTTGTGTTGGCTGTTGTGTCGGCTGAGAAGCGGGAACCCCAGCGACGGGAGATGGTGTAAGCCCAGCCCGTTGACGTTGTTGCTGGACGTATGCGACATTGGCGGGACTCGTTTGGGCAATTACTTCCTGGGAAACGGCTTGACCCGCCCCTGGCTGGTTACTCTGCGTGTTTATCTGCCCCGGCTGGCTTAAGGTACCACCCCAAAACTGTTGTCCGTCATACCAACCACCAGTTTGTGCCTGTACGGTCTGGCCGCTATTTAATTTTACACGATTCTGATCTATTACGGTTGCCATAGTTACATATTTACATCAAATTTACCCGTTAAATCCTTGCTGGTTCCTCTCCCAAAAAAATCATTCACATAGAAGAAGGGGGCTATTTTTTCATATTTAGCCATCTCGGTTTTTATTTTATTCCAAGATACTACCAGGATTTGTTTGGCTTCAGCGCTTCGAAACTCGGCTGACTTTTCACTATCGCCTTTAGATTTAAGCATGGCAACCGTCTCTAAAACTATTGCCTCGTTACATTCGGGTGTAGAATACGAAAAGACCGTAGTATCGGAATCCGCACCTAAAGAAGCGGGTACTTTTATTCCCCAAATTAGAATAACATTAATTCCGGTTGCGATACTTCCGGTAACGGTTGGAGTTGGAGATATAAAATACCTTCTCCACTGATTAGCCCACTTTTTATCAGTGCTATCGGGGTTATCTTCTTTCCAATTTAGATAGTCGTCAAAACTCAAGGGGCTTCCATCTGGGTCTTCGCCATAACGCGGATCTTCAGCGCTATCATCTGTAACGCCTAATTTCCAGATAGAGTTGGATCGCCAATTTTGGGGATAGTCGTAGTAATCTACATTCGCTTGAGTTGGAGTTTTTTTAGCATCCTGAAGTTCAGGCCAAGGAAAGAGCGCGGCCACCTTATTTCTATAAGCCCGGTTTATATACCTATCAATAAGAGCGGGTGGGTAAAGCGTACTCTCATCACCAACATTGATGTCATCTTGTACTGCGACTCGCAGATCTGAAAGAGTGTCCATAACTGAATCTTAGTGGAGAGAATTATCTGGAGGCAACTATGAAGAGATTTTGTCTTTGAAGACAATACAACGGAAGTCAACCGTCGCCGTTCCACTTTTTTTAATAGTCAAATGAATGTCGGGAGCGGCTGAATAAGTGGAAACGTAAGCATTGCTCGCGCTTCCATTGTCGTTAATATAGAAACCAAGATTGTTTCCGCTCAACCATCCAGCCCGATTAACAATCTCCTGAACAAGGCTTGTAACCGTTATTCCAAACCTCTCTCCTTGGGGAGCGGCTACCGATTGAGTCGTATTAGCCGTTGTTTCCGCTTGACCCAGATCAGAACCGAAAGTCGGGCAATCGTCCACATCTATCCCCGTTGTTTTTATATTCGGATTTCCCCCGCTCCCCTTATCGTTAATGTAAAAATCTAACGTGGCACTAGTTATGGTGGCTCCCTGTGGAAGGGTATATAAATCCGATCCGGCACCAATGTCAGTATATTCAAGACCACTTTTTACGGATCCACCGTTCACGTTTCCGCCAGTCACTGAATTGTTTATCCCGAGAGTGTTGTCGTATGACGTATTACACGTTGATCTATAAATCGTATTAAACCCAACGTCGGTAAAGGCATACCCACACCTGACAACAGAAGAGCTTGCCCAAGCGTATCCATATTCAGTAAATCCACCACTCCTAGGAAGGGTGGGTATAAAATACTGTTTTCCCTGATACTTAAAATAAACAATATGAGCTGGTACATAGCTTAGCCCGTGAGCGACTTCCGTATAAACATCTGTGTCTCCGGGGTTTAAGGTGATCGTCGCCGTTGTGTCCAGGTGATACTTGAGCATCGAATATTTAGATGACATAAGAATCTGCCTTATGTCTGTGGTAGTTGTGTCTGCCCCGGACTGAACAACTTTTATTCCGTAATCAACTGCCATTGTCTGCGAATATAAAATAATAATATTTGACTATCTTCTGGCTTCCGGTTCCGTTTACATAGGTTATTTTCAAGTTTGTACTATCAACATAAGTTAAACTGTCCAGGGTTGCGTCTGGTGTGACACATCCGGCCGCTATGTCTGTTGGGTCCGGCCAAGGTAATCCGCCCCCATACCACTTGCCAGAACCGGGGCGAAGTTCTGTAAACAGCATAGCTAAGGGGACGAAAGATAACCCGTGAGTAATCGTTGCTGTAGCCGAACTACTAGCATTAACTGTTAGCGTCTCATAAGTCTTGTTCACGGACTCAGTAACGACTTTTACCGACCCGTAAGCCGAATTGAAAATGTAATCCGTCGGCTCTGTAGATGTAATATCTTTTCCCGCCGCAGTTATCTTCAATCCGTAATCCGCCATTATATAGATTGCTGGTAAAACAAGTAATATCTGGTATTGTTTGTAACTGTGGTCAGGTTAGTTGCATCGCAGTATGATAAGTCGTCCCCAACTAAAGAGTAATGAGTGGCCGTAGCGAATGGCCTATTGGTAAAGAATATTGGTACATAACTTAGTCCATGAGCAACCGTTCCGGCCGTAACTTGCACACCAGTCGTTTTAGTCTTCAGTAAGTTAAATTCCGAACTCATTACCAAATCCTTGTCGTCGCACGTTTTTACGTCAAAACCCTCTTGTGAAATTTTGATCCCAAAATCAGCCATGTTTGTCAAAATCCGTTACTTTGATACCCGATTAAAATTCGGTCATTTGAACCGTCACTTACTATAATCGAGGGTTGACCACCATCGTCTACGTCGATTATTACTCTGTTGTTTCCAACAACAACTTGACCCGTGACAGTGCTACCGGCCCGTAACTCCCCTACTAATGCTAAGTTTCCATCGGTATCGAGCGCGAATGTCACAAGACCCGCGATGTTCCTGCCCGTTAGCCCATTAGGGGTAATCCGCACATCTCCCGACACACCCTCCTTAAAATCTCCAATCTTGAGTCCACCGCTTTGCTGTAGTTCAAATTCCTCAAGTATTTTTCTGCTTCTTGTGTTTAAGGCCGTACTTAATAGTTCAACCGCTGTTCTTTTTTTGGGAAGAGATTTTTCTTTAACGGTGGAGGGGGTAAAAGTTCCGATGGGGTTGGGTTGAGCCATCGGGGCAATTACCTCAGGCTCTCCCGGAAAAGGAGTCTCTTGAATTACTTCCTGCGTAAAAACCTTTTCTTCATCCATACTTTATTGAAAGTAGCTTCTGATTCTAAAGATCTCCGGCGTGGCATTTCCGTTTGGATCCATCAAAATTCGCCTTTCATATATATCCATCTCCTCACCGATTCTGAACGTTGCCTTTTTGCCTCCCGCAACAGTAAAGGCGTCATTTCCATCCGCCGTATTTGCCTGTACCCAAGTACCTGATTTATTTTTCTGGTAATAGAAATATATTTTGCATCCCGTCGGCAATGAATCAAAAAATACCTCAGCATAATCAACTCTTGTAATTTTTTCGGCTCCTTTGACTGGCATCCTAAACTCGAGCGATTCCCATATTCCCTGGGCCTTATTGTTTGGGTCTACCCCCTTAACCCCAAAATCAGTACCATCCCGATATGAACAAATAGTTGTTCCTTCTACATTGACTACGGCGCCTATCTCATCAACGTCCATAAGATACTCGAGGTTCATGGTAAAAGGCTGTTCTTTATTCTTCCTGCCATAGTAATAAAGCCCATTTTTACCGGAATCTGCCCCAAAAACTCCCCAAATAGACATATTGCCTAACGACTGACGGTCCACCCACGAATCCGCGGGGTATACCCAATCAAATATCTCTACCTGGTCTACTTCGTTTGCTACACCCCCTGGATTTACTCTACCGCCTCCGGGAAAGCGTTTAACCGGCATTGAATCGCTGAAGTTAGAGAAAAACAGCTCGCCATCATCACCTATCTGCATGAGGGGTTGTTCACAGTCTATTGCCCCGTTTACTCCTTTGTTGGGATAACCAGCCGGATATGTACCGAAAACGGCTCGTCCGTTTCTCTCAATGATGGTTTTTATATATCTTCCGGGGATTATATCCAAGGCTTCATTTGTCCACGAATCGTCATACCCTACTAAAGCGACTTTTGAACCGTTAGCGATATAGTTTGCCCCGCCCACTTGCTTCATGGTGTGCCAGTCAGTTCCTGTTAGATTATCTGCAATTTCCTCTACATCACCCCAAGTTCCCGAACCGGGTAAAGGTTTTCTCTTAATAGAGGTTCCAGTAGCCCATTGAAGATACGTTGCACCAGAACTTGAGGGCTTTTCTACTGCACCCTTAATCGCTCCGTCCGCGTCTGTGTAAACCATCCTTGTGTATCCGTCTGAATAACGTCTATAAATATGTCCGGCGTTACCAAACCCGTAAGTATTCCCATCGCTAGCCTTTACCCAGGCGATAACCAAGTCTTCGTATACATTATTCAGGCCTGCCGATGTGGACGGAGAGGCGCTGACCGAGGAGGACGGACTAGCAGATTGTGACGGACTTAAACTTTTAGAAGCACTTCTCGACGCCGACCCCGAAGGCGAGATCGAGGGTGAGTTGGACTTACTGGGAGACACTGAAGCACTGGAACTCCCGCTAGGAGACTGCGAAGCGCTTTGAGAGACGGAAGCGCTTTGTGAATGGCTTGTGCCAAACTCTCCTTCTTCCTTCAAAGCCTGAGAACAAGAAAGGGTATCAACAGTTTTGCGAATGTCGCAATTACTTATAAATTTTGCTGATCCCCTGATCCCACGATCCGACCACGACGAGATTCCACCACCAAATTCCTTATCTTCAAGTACAGGCATGGATTTAGATTACTCTACGATTTTATTTCTACACAATTAATCGGGTGAACTAGGTAGGGTTTCCCACTCACGATATTTAGTAGTATAAACAATGGCTTCTGAAGGACTAGCGCTTGTCTGAATGATATTATCCCCGATTGGCGTGTCTTCGGTGACTGGCGGCAACGTGTCCCACTCTCGGTATTTAGTGGTGTAAACAATGGGAGACTGGGACGGGCTGGCGCTTTCACTGGGACTGGCCGAAGCTGAAGCCGACTTACTTTCACTAGCCGAAGAACTTCGAGATGCCGACCCCGATGCGGAAGGGCTTGAGCTTTTCGACTCTGAGGCCGACCCTGATCCTTCCGATACGCTGGCACTGGGGGAAAGGCTCGCACTAGCCGAGGCGCTTTCGGATTTTGATTCAGAAGCAGAGGGGCTAAGAGATTTAGACTCTGAGGCGGATGGAGATAAACTTTTACTCTCAGATGCAGAAGGGGATTGTGACGCACTTGGCGACTGGGATTTACTTTCAGAGGCTGAGGGCGATTGCGACTTTGACTCTGATGCACTAGGTGATTGACTAGCTGAGGGGCTAAGGCTTGCACTAGGAGACAGACTCTTACTTTCGGAGGCACTGGGAGATAAAGATTTTGATTCCGACGCGCTTGGGGATTGGCTGGCAGATGGAGAAAGGCTGGCCGAAGGGCTAAGACTTTTTGACCCAGAGGCGCTTGGAGATTGAGATTTACTCTCACTGGCCGATGCTGATTCACTTCCCCCTGACGGAGAAGCGCTAGCCGATGGAGAAAGGGACTTACTCTCACTGGCAGACGCGCTTTTACTTTCGGATGCGCTGGGCGACTGGGATTTGCTCTCCGACGCACTTGCGCTCTTGCTTTCGGAGGCAGAAGCCGACCTTGATTCACTAGCCGAGGGGGATAAACTTTTAGATTCGGAGGGGGAAGCACTTGCAGACCCTGAGGCGCTGGCGGACCTGGATTCGGAAGTGCTTGGACTCAACGACTTCGATTCACTGGGGGACTCACTCGACGAAGCGGAAGCGCTTGCACTTTTTGATTCTGAAGCAGAGGCTGAAGCAGACGGAGACAATGATTTACTCTCCGAGGCCGAGGCAGAAGCACTGGCGGAGGCACTGGTAGATGCTGATGGTGAGAGTGATTTACTTTCAGAGGCAGATGCTGATTTAGATTCAGAAGCCGAAGCTGATGTAGATGGACTGAGAGATTTGGACTCTGAAGCACTCGCCGATTTAGACTCACTGGCGCTAGCACTAGCCGACGGGCTAAGACTCTTACTTTCTGAAGCTGATGCGGATTTTGACTCCGACGCAGAAGCAGAGGCGGAAGGACTTAGGCTCTTCGATTCTGATGCTGAAGTCGAAGCACTTGGTGATAATGATTTGGATTCACTGGCAGAAGCACTAGCACTAGCAGAGGCGCTGGCGCTAGCAGATGGAGATAGTGACTTGCTTTCACTAGCACTTGATGAAGCACTGGCCGATGCTGATTCACTAGCGCTGGGAGATTGGCTCTTAGACTCGCTAGGACTTGCAGATTTGGATTCGGATTTAGACTCGGAGGCCGAAGGACTTAATGACTTAGATTCCGAGGGTGATTCAGACGCGGAAGCACTTCTCGACGCACTAGCACTCGGACTTAAACTTTTACTCTCACTCGCGCTTGCTGACTTAGACTCACTAGCAGAAGCGGAGGCAGACGGACTGAGAGATTTAGATTCCGAAGCACTACTAGAAGCTGACTCCGATTTACTCTCACTGGTTGAAGGCGACAAGGAAGCACTCGCGGATTTGGACTCACTTTTTGATTCACTGGCCGAAGGAGACAAAGATTTTGATTCACTCGGACTAGCGGAGGCAGAGGCGGATGTGCTAGGACTTAAAGACTTTGATTCTGATGGTGACTCGCTAGCGGATTCAGAAGCGCTGGCTGATTTCGACTCACTAGCTGATGGTGAAAGTGACTTGGATTCAGATGCAGAAGCTGACTTACTTTCACTGGCACTTGGTGATAAAGAAGCGGAAGCGGCAGATGCTGTTGTAAACCTCCTTATCTGGGCAGGAGAAGGATAGATGATGCGGGGATGGACAGCCTTTGCTACAGTACCGTTGACTGTTAAATTTGCACCCGCTATCAAGTCTGTTTCGGGGGAGTTATTACCTATTATTGGATAATAAGCGATTAAGTTTCCGGGTTTAACAAACAAAGGAGAATAACCTTTAGATAGCATCAAAGCATCAGCAGCCGTTAACGCAACATCCCAAAGTGCAACCTCTGCTATCTGTCCGTTAAATTCTGATGATGGTGTAGAATCTCCTACTCGACCAACACTAAGCCTGTCTAATCCAGTTGCGGTGAGGTTAGTTGTTCCTGTTGCACTTGACCCACCATCAAGATAGATAGTCCTGCTGGTAGAAGATGCAAATACGGCAAGACCGTGATGCCATTGCCCCGCTGTTACACCTGATGTGGTTACTGTTATTTGTTGGCTTCCTGCTGCGTTTATCCAAACCGCAATGGGATCTCCGGCAACCCCTCCCCTCATGTTCATAATTAACCAATTATTTGTCGTTCCACTATCTGCAAGTGAAATCATGGTGTCATTAGCGTTTACTGTGGCAGTATTAAACCAACACGCCATTGAAACAGGAGTACCCGTTGCGGGGACAGTTGCCACCTCAAGGTAATTTGCCGCATTATTATCAAATGTTCTTGCCATTATTTACTCCTTATAAATCCATCTTAAAAATAGGATAGTCGGAGGCTCAAAGAAGATGGAAAGTATTTTTTTTAACATTGCTTTAGTTTATATATTTATAAAAATGTGCGTAATGTTTATCGTGATTTGCATGACATTCTTTACAATAAGTTATTCCGTTATTTAATTCATACCTTAATTTTGGATATCTTGCCCATGACTTTATGTGATGTGCATGTAAATAACCACCCTTCTCTCCACAATCTTGACAGGTGTATTTATCCCTTTCAAAAACAAAACTCCGCCACTCAATATATTGATATCTGCCCATTTCCATTTTACGATACCTTCTTGTTCCCCCTTTCCAACTAGCCGACCTTTTGCCCCGTTTTGCCTTTGATATCTTGTCTCTTGTCTCCTGATCTCTTTCTTTACCCAACCAGGGTTGAGCAATTCTATTGTCTTCACTTTTTGTTTTCCCCTTAAGATGGCATATTTCCTTTCTTAAATGCCATATCTAATTATATCAAGTTTCACGAATTTCAACTTCAACTATTTCTAAATCTCCCGTTACAGAATCGGTTGCGGAAGTATCATCAGCATCACGTCTTATTTTTATTCTAAATGCGTCTCCAGCGGCAACAGAATCAGCCTGTGCGTTTGTCATTGTAACTGTAGCGATAGATTCAATACCACTGGTACCATTTACCGCAACTGCTCCCGAACTTTGAAATGCCGCGAAGCTGTCTGCGTCCCTATCAAGTGACGCTTCAGTTTCTATTGCGGCCTGCAAAACTGCATTACCAGAAGTGGCAGTCGTAGCCATAAAATGGATTTTAATAGTTAATCCTCCACTAGCAGTAAAATTCTGTGGCATAACCCCGCTGAAGACACATTCTTCGTCTGTAGTATCATCTGCGTCTAAAACCAGATGAGCATTCCTAGTATCTAAAGTCATAAACGCACTTGCGGGCGGTTCGTTTGAATTTGCCGTTGCTACAAAAAGTGTATCTGTACTAGCGATGGTAACCACCCCCTTCTTGTGTTATTTGGATACCTATAGTTGGTCTGTTGAAAAGTCGCTTACTAAAAAACCTTGAGGCCATAATTTATTATACACTTATCCGAAGATAGCGTTAAACGCTCACAATGGCGTAATTAAAAAGTCTGCCATACTTTAAAGCGTACTTGAGTATTTATCGGTATAGGTATTTCCTGTCGTTGAGTACTTATTTGTATATTCGGCAGGAGAAGGAGAAGCACTAGCGCTGGCGGATTCCGAAGCTGATCCTGAAGCACTGGCACTGGACGAGGGGCTTAAGGATTTAGATTCCGAAGCGCTGGCCGATGCCGATCCCGAAGCTGATCCTGAAGCACTGGCTGAAGAGCTGGGACTGAGGGATTTAGAAGCACTGGCACTAGAGCTGGCGCTTGCGCTAGCCGAACCGGAAACAGAAGGAGATTGAGATGGGGATTGGGACGGTGAGAGGGACGGACTTTCAAAACCAGTGGGTACATCAGTTGAAAAAACAGGACTGTTATTGGGGGAGAGATCGTTATTATTTGCCGTTTCGTCATTGTAATCATTGTTTAATTTCCAGTAACCCACTAGTCCCGCTTCATTACCTATTAGCTCGGCCTGGTAGTTGTTGGTTATTTCTGTTCCTGTCCTTATATCGCTCCACAGCCTTATCTCGTCAAGAAGGCCGTCAAAAAAGGCGGCCGTGGTCGTCTCTGGAGTATTACCAATTGAAAATATGGCGTCATTATCATGTATGGATGTGGCAGCGCCAACATCTGAGGTTTTCGTTACCGCCACCGAGCTGCCGTTGACATATATTACTGCCGTTTCCGTGGACACATCTACTGTTACTGCTACGTGAATCCACACCCCAGCCCCCGACAGGGCCGCATCTGCCACCCAGGCGGCAAAATTGTTGGCAGTCCCGTCCGCCGACCAGGTAATTTCTAGCTTGTCTGTGGAGCTGATTGCAAAGCGATACGAACGCTTTTCGGATGGGGTGTCCTGAAACTTAGCGGCGATTGTGAAGCGTGATCCAGCGGTACTCGGGAGTTGCTCTAATTTAATCCAGGCTTCAATTGAGATGTCCCCAGTTTGGGAAAGAGAAGCCGTGTCCGCCCGTGAAGCATACTGGGAACTGCTTAGCTCTAAATCGAGAGAGTGGGTGTTCATATTTACACCTTACGCCCAAGCTTTATCCCAAGACAACTAAAGAAGACTTCTCCCATCCGGGGATCTGCCAGTTGTCGGTTTCTTGCCAATTTATTAAAAGATTTTGATTACGATATTGATCCTTGCGCCACCTTTGTCCAGTAGCGTTTGCTCCGTGTTTTATATCCACATTCGGAAACTCCGACTTCCAGGTATCGTATTTAAATTGATTGTGCCACTTTATTCTTCCGTGAGTCATGGGTTCGTGTCCTATTTCATTACTCCAGCCATTCTTCTCTATATACTCGTAGCGCTCCCGGTAGTGAGCCAGAGCTGTCTCACGGTATACACACAGCCCAGACAGCTGATTCACGTCGTAGTGAAGCGCATGGCCGTCCGAGAGACGAAGTAGCCAGACGGCCTGGTTGTAATAGAAAGTCTGCTTATCGGGTGGAATAAAGTCGAAATGGGAAGGATGATATAAGACATCGTGTTCACAAAAAAATACATAATCATCCCTACTGTTCTCCAAAGCTCCTATAATTTGCTTGGTCATGGTCAAAAATCCCCTTTTAAGGGAGGGGAAGCGTACGTTCTTCACCCCAAAGTCCATCTTCTTCAAAGAAGAGCTGACGATGTTTACCTTTTTATCCTGGCTTATTTTTAGAAGATTATCTCTCACGGGCTTTGCTATTTTTTCATCCAGCTGATTATCAGTATAAAAGATTATCCCCCGGCTGACTCCCCAATCTGGAGGATTGAATTTGTCGAGTATCCACTGAAACTTGCGGGTCGCTAGGGGCCACTTGTCTCTCTGGAACAGCTCTCTGGATAATTCTCTATTTTCGTTTACCTTGTCTTGGGGGTTGGAATAGGGAAAGCCGAAGTCTCCACCCTTGGTTCTGAACATGTGGGCGTACCAAGTCTTCATATTAACAATTACTCTCCCACCCGATAACCACGTTTTACAGGCAACTTCGACTCCCTGTTGCCCCCAGGAGTGGAAGTGCTCACTGCAAATGTCCAACTCAAACCACTTTTCTTTAGTAAGCATGAAACAAGACCCCTGTATACTCATAGTTTCCCGCAGGTCTTTGTTATAGACCCCGTTTATCTCTATTCCCTTCTGAACTTCTGGCCTTTTAGAGTATTCGGAATAATACTGAAAATGCATAGTCTTATCGAATCTGAAGGAATGAGTAGCTGGACTTGTTTTGGGTATCCAGACCACATCCTTAACCGTGGGTTTACCACAAGTCTCACAGGGGCCGGAGAGGCCTTGGTAGCGTCTATGACCTTCCGCGCACACCCAGTCAAAAGCGTGAAGGTTGCGCATGACAGGTATTATTGTTACGTTGTCACCTGTTTCCCCGAAAGCCTCTATCATTTTGACATCAAGTCCTTTGTCGAAAGCGCAGTGAGCATCTACTTTCATTACGTACTTACCCTTAGCTAGTTTAGCAGCCTGATTTGCTGCTGCTCTTTGACCAACCGATACGGGGTTATATATGACCATTACCTTGTCGCTGGTCGGGAGGGGGGGGTCGGGCAAGTAACCATCCAAAACGGCTATTATCTCCGTATCGCCTTGGATGTTTTCTAAGAGGTCTTGAATAGTGCGACCCAAAAATTCTTCTCCACGAGCCGGAATAAGTACAGAAAGTCCGATCATACCTTCTTTTTTAAAGTCGCAATTATTTCGTTATACCTACTCTCACCACCTCGGTCTATAAATTGAATCTGAAAGCCAAGTTCTTTTAGGTCAAACGTGTCTTTGTTGTTCGTAAAAGTACCATCTTCTTTGGCGTTCCAGCAATGTCGGTATCCCGTTGAAAGCTGATTAAGCCAGCAGTGGACATAAACCCAACCATCGGCTCTGCATATGCGGATCATTTCTTTAACCGCCTCTTTAGCGTTTTTAGTATGATCTAACGCGTTGTTGGAATGGACGATATCGAAAAAGTTATCCGGATATGTCAGTTTTTCCATATCCTGGCGTTCCACCGAGATGACTGGTTTCATCTGGCGTTGTTCCCAAAAGGAGCCAAAGTCTTGAATATCAGAATGATAAATCTCGACCTTTATTCCGGGTGAATACGATCCGATAACAGACCATGGGCCGGAACCGATGTCCGCGATTTTGACTTCTTTTTTATCTCCAACCAGTGGCAAGAGGTAATCTACTAGCGGTAGTGGCTTGTTATATTTTATGTATGCCTTCATAGTTTTTGATACAGCTCTGCTATTCTACTAATATGGTATTTCTCCGCCTTTTGTAAACATACTCCTGACATGTCGGCGTATAAAGAAGAAGAAGTCCTGATCGCGTCCAGCTGGGTCAAAAATTCTTCAGGAGTCTTAACTGGAATATAACAACCCCCCATCTCTTTAAAGGCGGGTTCATCGAGAGCTATCGTCGGTATTCCGAAAGCCGAGGCGTTCACTATCTTGAAAGGATTGTATAAACCGGGGACGTCGCGGTTATACGGCCTCCAAACCAACATTACGTCCATCTGTTTGTAAAAGCTGGTAACTGACATCCTTGGGTAAAACGTGGAGTGTTCTACTAGTTGCATACCTCTACCCGCAATTCCCTGGCGTATTTCATCGGGGATCCACTTAAAAGCGTCCAGCGATCCGATAACCCCCACCTTTTTAACTTTGCTTCTTTCCCTTCTTCCACCCTCAAAGTTAACATGGTGGTGAGGAATCAAAACAATCTTGTTTTTTACATATCGGGACATTGTTTCAACGTCTAACTCTGAAAACACGATCACGGGTACTTCGGGATGCTTGTTGAGTAAGTGTCTAAGATTAAACCCGTCAAGAATGTCAAGGTAGGGCTTACCTTCAAACACAAAGTCCTGCGTATCTTTTACGTTGGGTTTCACGTAAACATAAACGTCATCCTTAGATCCGTCGGGGGGATTTAATCTGGCGTTTCCCATATAAGCAGCTATCTGTTCACCACGAATGATCGTTGAAACACGCTGCAAATGCCTTAACACGTAGGGGGGCTGCGCAATAATGTTAATCACAAGACGTACTCTCTAACAATGTCACTAACTTTCATTGGCTGGCCGGTAATATTCATTTCCACGTTCCACTTGGGAATCAAATTCATCCAATGTTGAAACTCCGGCTTATCAATCACGTACCGGGTAGTATCCCTAATTTCAATCGGCTCTCCTTTGGCTACCTTGGCTCGAAGAGCATTGATAAGAGTGTTAGGGTTAGTCCCCCAGGTAATATTTCCCAACCTTATAAGTGCGTAACAAGGAAATTCCTTAACTAAAGACTCCATCTCCATTTTGTGACGTGTATATCGCGTCTCCGAGTAGAAGATCGCCAACGAACTGAAGTACACCAACTGCAGTTCCCTGGTCTGGGCCATTAGTAAGTCTTTTTCCCTCTGATACTCTGATTCTCTAGTCTCAAGAGAATTTGACACACCACTGGCAAAGAAAAGCCGTCCTGGGTGGTCTACAAGGGCCGTGGCAATATCTCCCCTACCGCATATCGGCATGCGTACCCCCTTTAAGTAGCATCCAACAATCTACAAATCCCACCCCGTTACTTTTAAATGGGACGTGACAAATAAACAAGGGGGGAATGTTGTTTTCTTTAACAAACCCTCTTACGGCTTTAACTACTCCAAAATCGTCTCTTTCAACAAAGTCGTGTCCGTAGAGGACTCTCCCTGGTTTGACTTTTTTGTACCACCCCCTTATGTCTTCCAAAACGTGTTCGTAGTGATGGTCGCCGTCTATGAAAGCAAAATCAAGGGAGTCATCCTCAAATTTACTTAGAGCATCCATGCTCTTTTCCTTGATTATCTCGCAGTTAAAATCTTTTAACCTAGCTCTTGCCTCTTCATACCTTGAGTCAAAATCTTCCTGGGTATAAACAAGTCCGGCTTCTGAATATGCCAACCAGGGATCGACACAATAAAGTTTCAGGTTTGGACATTTCTCGCAAATCCTGTGCGCGTAGATTCCCCGCTCCGTTCCCACTTCTACCCCTACCTTAAAGTCCAAGTCGTTAAACATCTTCAAGATTCCGTGCTTTCTGCCAAAATGTCTCAAAACCACCTGACCATTACCGTCAAACGGCAGGTTGCCATGATACATTCTTTGAAGATAGTTTAAGACGGTTTCGTTTTCCATAATTATTAGTGGTCTTTTCTTTTATGAGACTCACTTAAATGTTTTATGTGTTCGGGAGTAAATTTTTTACCCTTCTTAGCCCTGCTTATATTATGTCGGTGTTGTGCTGGGAGTGGTTTACCTTTTTTGCTATGGTTGTATGCGACCAAGGTTTCAACTGATTCTTTTAATACAGGATGACTACCATAAGTTTCTGTAGTTCGGTGACACCCATCACAAAGTGTCCTTCCATTATCTATCGCAAATCTCAATTCGGGATAATAAGCAAAAGGTTTTATATGGTCAGCAATTAACCTATCTTTTGAGCCACACCAGATACAAACATAACCATCTCTTTCAAAGATAGATTTACGCCACATCTTAAATTCAATAGAGTTTTTAATCTTTTTGATTTCTGGAGTTATTCCCCCTCTCCAATTCCAGTGATTTACTCCCGATAAAAATCCACCCATTTTATTTCTCATATTATTTGTCTTTAACCCAGAAAAAGCTCCTATATTTGTCTCTAGTGAACCCCTCGTCGTAAGTTCCTGCCCCCACAATAAATAACGGGATCATGCGGTAACACCGAGCATAGGGAATTAACGCCCGCTTGACGTGATTAAACTTCTTGTAAGAGTAGTAAACATAATCATGTCCAGACATAATTCCGCCGGGCCTGACTTTCTTTAGCCAATAATGCAAATCATTGGTAAAATTTACAAAATCATGATTGGCATCAATATACACAAAATCAAGTGAGTTATCGGCAAAATCAGCCAACGCCGGCATAGAATCTTTTTTGACGATAGTGCAGTTATACGGTTTCAGTCTTTGTACCGCTTCCCTGTATTTAGTATCAAAATAAGATTGGGGCGCATTTAGAGCAATTTCCTGTTCCAGTTTCTCGTAAGAGGATAACTGCCAGGAATCGACGCTGTACAAATGAAGATTGGGGTTGGCCTTACACAAAGTTTCAGAGTATTCTCCTCTCCAAACGCCAATTTCTGCACCAACCTTAAAATCTAACTCCGCAAACAATTTAGCCAGGTCATCCCGGCCCATATCGGGAATTTCAATGATGTATTGATTTTTGACCTTGATATTGTATTTATTGATAATGTAGTCAAAAGTATCCATGCTATTTCTCTATAAACACCGCAAGAGCCCGTCTTGCCTCTAAAACATTGTAATAGACTCCTTCATTCTTAAACATCACTCTTTCACCAAAAACATTCTCAGCGTAACCATAATCAACCCTTATAACCCACTTGTGGCCGACTGCCGAGGCTAGCTTCCCATATAGTTTCGGCCAATTATCCCGACCACCCATCCTTCTAGCCACCAGCTTGTTTTTCTTGTTGTAAATGCGAATTACGATCTTCATTTCCAAAAATCATCCAAATTAACAAAATTTGATAATACAGTAGCGTGATTACTGTCTTTATCCCAAATTGTCCGGTACTTAAACAAAGGGTAAATCTCCGAATAGTGATACACATTTTCTTTTCTGCCATTTGAATCGTGAATAATTATGTACTTGGCCAAGTTTGCGAGTCTTCTGACTGTCTCTATCCGACTTGAGTCGGGAGTCTGGTCTATCAACGCTACACTCCAAGGCTTATCTATATCCGCATCTTCATATTTTTCGACAAATTTTATCTCGTGGTTCTCGCACAAATAATTATATTTCAAAAAAAAATCTATCCACTCTTTGTAGTTTTCATAGGATACTAGCTTTCTGTTTTGAAGAATACACTGGTAATGTAGAAAGGGGGTGCTAAATACGCCCAGGCCCAACTCAAGCACATCGCCCGTAGTTTTTTCCATAGCTTTAATCAATGCCGGCAAATGAGTACCATAATTTCCACTTACGTTCATTCTTTGAGCCATATTTTATTTCTTTTAAGTAATGCTCTGGTTATATCCGGTTTATATCCCACAGATTCCGCCCACGCACACCACGCATAGACGTCTTTGGGAACACACTTGGAATTAAAACCACGCTTATTCGGATATACAAACGTCCACCACAGATTGAAGCGGGAATCGTCACCGTATACTGCGTCACGGATCGTGTAGTAATCTACACCAGCTCTCTCGCAGACATCGTAAAGCTCTTGGCATTGGGCTACTTTGAAGGAAATCGCCCGGTTCTCGCTCAACTTGATTATTTCTGCTTCTAACAAAGTGGTCTGCCGGATCGTTATGTTGGCATTGTAGACGGTTGCATACAGGTTGATGAGTTCTCTGGTGTCTTTCTTGTCTCCCCCAAGGATTAAGAATTGCCGAGTCTTTGGATTAAGCATGGGATGAGATGGTGTCTCCCCAAGATACTCCGGCTGGAATACAATTTTCTTTTTATACTTTTTAACCCACCTATCGCAATCGCCCGGGTTTACTGTTGATCTGACTACTAACAATTTACACTTACACCACTTAATTGTTTCTTCGACTATAGATGTATCTAGTTTTCCCTCTTTGATGTTTGACGTGGGTACACAAATAAAAGCAACTGGGGCTTGATTGACTCTTTTTTTGTCATCAAATCCAATGGCAGGATCATATACATAATTATCCGGAAACAATTTAGACATTGAGTTTCCTACCCAACCCAAACCGATTATCCCTAC